ACTCATCAGCCGTGGTAGAAAAGTATAACGCAACAAGGAATCAATGATGCTTTACTCCAAAAACGGATCAATACCCAAACCGCAAACGGATGGCACGGATGGTTGGATTGAAGTGCCTGAGCCACCCACGGCAGCAGACGGTCAGGAAGTTGTTTGGTGGTTTCCACCGGGATGGGTTGTCCGTCCTGTAAAGCCTGCGGATGAGGCTGGCTTTGTGTGGAACTGGTCTCAATCCAATGAGGCGTGGATCAAGTCTGAAGCGCCCGACCAAACTGTTGAACCCCTGCAAACCATTACGCTTGACGCTGCTACAGCGGGGATTGTATTAAGCAGCTTTACCGCTGGCGAAACGATTATTTAGGAGGCTTTATGACCCTTAACCTACCCATTGACCTTGCCAATCAGATCATTGGCTACCTGGGCACCCGTCCGTACCAAGAAGTGTATCAACTGATTGACGGTATGAAAGAAGCCGCAAAGCCGCCGGTTACGGGTTTGCATGAGGTTCCACGGGAGCAAGAGGCTGCGTGATGAGTGATGACCTGGACAAGCGCTTATCGGTACATGAAGCGGTTTGCGCCCAACGCTACGAGAACATCGAGAAACGCCTCGGTGATGGAAGCAAGCGCATGCGTCACATTGAGTGGCTGCTTTACATCACGATTGCGGCGGTCCTGCTTGGTCCAGGTGTCGCGGCCATGTTCGTTAAAAAGCTCCTGGGCATATGATGGACGATAAAACCCACGAGTTGGCGGTTCTTAAGGCGCAAGCCAAGATCCGGCTTGAAGAACTTAAAGCGCAAGACTCGGCCAAAGAAGTAGCAGGAAAAGCCATTGGCGAAGATGGGCTGCTTTATATCTTCCTGATCGTGCTCGTGGGTGTCGGTGCATCGTTATTCCTTGAGGGCGAGAAGATCGCCGCTGTAATGGGCCTGCTAGGCGCTTCGTTGACAGCCTTGATCCAAATGCTTAATGGCATTGCTGGAACCGCGCCAAAGCAGGAAAAACCCGAGTTCGAGGTCATCAAGGACCTTATCACCCGTCTGGACAAGTTGGACCGTGCCGAGCCGCCTATGCAGGTTGATGTTGAAGGCAGCAAGGTAACAGTCAAGAAGGGTGCCGACATCGTAACTGCTAAGGGTAACCATGTTTGAACTACTTGGCGGCGGTCTCCTGGGCTCCATCTTCGGTGGCTTGTTTAGGCTTGCGCCGGAGGTATTGAAGTTCCTGGACAAGAAGAACGAGCGCCAGCACGAGTTATCCATGTTCCAACTCCAAACCGACCTCGAAAAAATGAGGGGCGAGTTCAAGATGGAGGAAAAGTATGTTGACTACAGCATTCAACAAATGGACACGATCAAGGAGGCATTTAAGGAGCAGGCTCAGACTGCAAAGGAGGCAGGTTGGCTGGCTTCTTTTGTCACTGCTATCACCCGTCCTGGCCTCACTTGGATTGCTTTTGGGGTTTATGTTGCTGTTAAAGCTGCTGGCTTAACGATTGCCTTTCAGACCAACGCGAACTGGGCAGAGGTCTTAACCAAGTCCTATGACGAGGATGACTTCGCCATGCTGAACATGATGCTTACGTTCTGGTTTGTAGGACGATCGATTGAGAAGTACAACAAAGGTGGGTAGTCGTGGAAGCCTTGATCGATTCCCTCGCAAGGGTTTGGTTCTTGGGGGTTGCGCTTGTTGGCGTGGCCGTTTATGCCGTGACCATTAAGACTCGGCTTGATTACCTTGAGAAGGACCACGACAGGCAAATCCACGCGCTTTGGGAACATGTCAACCGATTGATCAAAGAGAAGTCCAGTGAATGAGGCTAAGAAGCTTTGCAAGGATGTACTGATCAAGCCCTTTGAAGGGCTGGCAAAGCGTTTGCCTGATGGCCGTGTAACAGCTTATCCCGACCCTGGGACTCGTGGCCATCCTTGGACCATAGGATGGGGTGCTACGGGCCCAGAAATCAATCCTGGGACCATCTGGACGATCGAGCAGTGCGAGGACGCCCTAGACCACCACGTCGAATATTTCGTGCGGGGTTTGCTCAAGATGTCGCCCAGCCTGTCAAAAGCGATCCCAAGGCGCATGGCAGCGGTTACAAGCTGGGCCTATAACTGCGGCCTTGGTAACTACAGGGTGAGCACCTTCAAAAAGCGCATCGACGCCGATAACTGGGATGGTGCCGCGGATGAGTGCCTGAAATGGAATAAAGCCGCTGGCAGGGTTTTGCCAGGACTAACCCGTAGGAGGGCGGCCGAGGCCGCGTTAATGCGATGAGTTCAGCGATCAAGTCAGATCCGGCCAAGTGGAAGCGCATTGTGGCGTCCGTAAAGGCCTCCGATAAAGGCGGCGATCCAGGCCAATGGAGCGCCCGCAAGGCTCAGTTAGCGACCCAGAAGTACAAAGCTTCGGGTGGGGGTTACAAAGGTCCCAAAAAGGCGGATAATTCGCTCTCAAAGTGGACGAGCGAGGATTGGGGTACAAAATCCGGTAAGCCTTCCACGCAAGGGCCTAAGGCCACCGGTGAACGGTACCTGCCCCGGAGAGCGCGAGAGGCGCTTTCGCCTGCTGAGTATGCAGCCACCACACGCGCTAAGCGTGAGGGTACCAAGTCCGGTAAGCAATTTGTCGCTCAACCCTCGAAGATCCGCGAGAAAACTGCAAGGTACCGATAATGGCTGTCACCATGACCTACACGTCCCTGGTAGCGGATGTCACGCTCTACCTGGAACGCTCGGACGCGCAGACGATCAATCAGATCCCGTCTTTTATCAACCTCGCCGAGTCGATTATCTCCGACGAGCTAAAGATCCTTGGTCAGCAGCAAACTGTTTCCACGACCTTGGTGCAGGGTGACCCAACGCTTCAAAAGCCAACCCGCTGGAGGAAAACGACCTCCATGAATGTAACGGTGGCCGGGGAGCGTTTCCCATTATTGCTTCGTAAGTATGAATACATGCGCAATTACTGGCCCGATCCAACGCAAGAGGGCGTGCCAAAATACTATGGTGACTACGACTTCGATCATTGGCTTATTGCGCCAACGCCAAGCGATGATTATGCGATTGAGATCCTTTACTACGAGAAGATCCAACCGCTAGACGCAACCAATCAAACGAACTGGTTCACGATCAACGCGCCTCAGGCAATGTTGTACGGCACGCTCCTGCAAGCGATGCCCTTTTTGAAGAACGATTCTCGAGTTCAGCTTTGGCAAGCCCTGTATGACCGTGCGATACAGACGCTCAAGCTTGAGAACGATACTCGCACGATCGATCGATCTGCTACGGTGCAAGAAGTATGACCTCATACGTTAGTGTTTTCACGGGCGACGTCATCCAACCGACAGACGTCAGTTATAAATCGTTTTCCATATCGGCAAACCTTGTCCTGTTTTGGCCGCAAGATGGTGATGCTGCTGGCGATTACGCTGCCAGGGTCATGCAGATCTCGGCATCAACGACAAGCCTGTCGGTATATATGCCGCCTGCCAATCAAACTTCGGTTGGCACGGACTCGCTTATTAGAAACACCGGCTCAAATACTTTCACGGTCCGCGACTACGCTGGTAACACCATCGTAGCCGTTGCCGCCGGTGAGGCTAAATACATTTATGTAACGGATAATTCCACAGCCGCTGGAACCTGGGGCGTTATTGCTTTTGGCGTGGGATCAAGCTCAGCCGATGCCGCATCGCTTGCTGGATATGGCCTTAAAGCCATAACAACAACGCTTAACCAGTCTCATCCTGTTGCAACGGTTACCAGCACTTTTACTGCCGACGCAACCTATCGGGCCAAGGCAATAGTTTGGACTGGCGGCGTTGGCACGCTTAACCTTACCGCGGCCGCAACACTCGGTGACGATTGGTTCATGATGATCCGCAACGGCGGAACCGGGTTGCTGACCATTGACCCTAATAGCTCTGAACTCATCAATGGTTCGGCAAGCCTTGCCTTGCAGATTGGAGACTCGGCTTTTATCTGCTGCTCGGGTACCGCGTTTTATACCGTTGGGCTTGGCCAGGAAACGACATTTGCGTACTCTCAATTAACCCTTCCGGTTACTTCGGGATCAACCTACACGCTTACACCGGCCCAGGCCCAAAACACGATCATCAAGGTCACAGGGACCTCGATTAACAGTAACGTGACGGTCGTCCTTCCTGCTGCGGTTCAGGTTTACTTTGCCTTAAATCAAACATCTGGAACGGCAAACGTCATTTTCACGACTAACGTCGGAGGCGGTACTAATTCCTCGTTGGCGGCTTCTCAACAAGCCACGTTGGTTTGCGACTCCGTTAATGTCTTGAACGCAACCACGGTTATTACCGGTGGATCTGCGATCTCAATCATTGATGGGTCTGCTGCGTCTCCGGCCTTGAACTTTACCAATGAGACCAATACTGGTATGTACCGGCCAACCGGCGGATCGGCTATTGGTATGTCTATTGGCGGCACAGCCAAGATGCTACTAACAACCGATGGATTGGCTGGAGGTGCGTTTTAATGACTGAAAAAGTCATTACGATCAATACCCAGCCTGGGATACGCCGGGACGGTACCGTTTTGGACGGGGATCAATACTCTGATGGCTTATGGGTACGCTTTCAGCGCGGACGGCCTAGAAAAGTCCTTGGCGTTAAGCGGATCTCCAATCAGATCTATGGCCCGACTCGAGGGATGTTCGTTGATTCCAGCAACGGCATTAACAACATCTTTACGTCCTACGCTTCAGGCATTCAGGTTATTGGCGTCGATAACAACGGCGTCGGTGCTGGCGTCTCTAATTTCACCTTTACGGGACCGGCAGCAACGCTTGGAACGCTTGTAGGCGGTACGGGTTATACCAACGGCACCTATAACGGCGTGGCCATGACCGGAGGTACCGGAACCGGCCTTTATTGCAACATCACGATCGCTGGCGGGTCCGTAACGTCAGTCGTTATTACAACAACCGGCCCGATTTTGACGCTCGGAACCATTACGGGCGGATCTGCATACACAAACGGCACTTATACCGACGTTCCTCTTACTGGAGGCCTCGGTTCAGGAGCCATTGCGACGGTCACAATCTCCGCCGGGGCGGTCACAGCGGTCGCTTTAACCGATTTAGGCGCCGGATACACCCCTGGTGACGTGCTTTCAGCTACCACGGCCAATCTTGGCGGCACTGGCTCAGGCTTTTCAGTGCCAGTTTCGACCATTACGGTCGCTTATACGCAATCAGGCGTCGGTTATACGGTCGGAAATTCGCTTTCGGCGAGTGCCACGAACCTTGGCGGGACTGTAACAACGCCATTTAGCATCCAAGTTGCGACTATTAGTTCGGTTTTCACTGCAAGCGCCAATAATGTTTATCAATTCGACTCTTCTTACGATTCGCAGGGTGGTGTAAATCAGCTTTTAGTCCACCCAGGGCAGAATCTGGCGCAGGTCGACTCGACAACCAACACGCCAGTGCTTTATGGCGCGATTACCGGGACGACATTGACCGAGCTTCGCGACGTTAGCGGCCCTGATCCGACGGGTGACATCGTCTCGGTCTCTGGTGGCGTTGTCGCTCTTCATCCGTACATCTTCGTTTACGGCAACTCGGGCCTGATTAAGAACAATTCCAAGGGGAATCCCCTGGACTGGAACTCAGCCGACGCCAACGAGGTCAACGTCGCTACGGGCAAGATCGTCAAGGGCCTTCCGGTGCGAGGCGGTACGAACGCTCCCTCCGGCTTATTTTGGTCGCTTGATTCGCTGATTCGCGTCTCTTATATCGGTGCTCCGGATTACTGGCGCTACGACATTATTACTTCGCAGTCTTCGATCCTATCGTCTTCGGGTGTTATCGAGTACGACGGGATTTATTACTGGTGCGGGGTTGATCGCTTCTTGATGTATAACGGCGTCGTCCAAGAGATCCCGAACCCGATGAACCAAAACTGGTTCTTCGACAATCTGAACTACACCCAGCGGCAGAAGGTCTGGGTTACCAAGGTACCAAGGTACGGTGAGATCTGGTGGTTCTACCCTCGAGGGTCGGCCACCGAATGTACCGATGCGATTATTTACAACGTCCGCGAAAAGACGTGGTACGACGCAGGCCAAAGCATTCATGCTCAACGCTCCTCGGGCTACTTCTCCCAGGTTTTCAAGTATCCGGTCGCCGGAG